GTCGCCTTTAGCAATAATAAATGATTTTGTTGAGGCCACCGCCCTGTGTTCAAGAATATTGTTTTTACTTTGGAAAATGCACCTTTCCAGACCTTAAAAGTGAATGTCAAAATACTGTTGTTTCAGATGCACCGCATCTCAACCAACCAAGAAGTTCGTATCGCTGTCTCCCACCGACTTAAACGTCGGTCCGTAGTCTCCTTACGATCCTTCCTTGCTGATTCGAGTATTTAAATCTTGACACCCCCGAAGCTTGTTGAGCCAGTTCTAGTCCGTAATTAATTAATACGTTCCTCGCATTTGAGGACGGTTTATAATAATTAACCCGACAATAAGAACCTTATTTCTCAACCCCTTCGGTTGCTCTTAAAGTCTGTACGACACACGGTTTACCCTTGCGGGGTCCCGTTTTGATCTACGCGTCATACAGCAAATCGAATTTCTACCACAGGGTGAGAGTCAATTCTCTCGCGCCCCGTCGCTCCCACACCCTGATGTCCTACTCTAGTAACATCTCGACAGCTTGAACAAAAAAGTTAATCCGATCATAATATTCAGAATCGTAATCACCTAATTGTTCCACTTGAGCTATATCGAGAGGTCTACCGAGCCCTGGACTTGTTTTGTGAAATTCCCCTACCACGTATCGTGTTTCCTCAAACTCGACACGGATAGAGTTGAATCCTCGCTCCAAGTATCGTTGTGCGTGTCTCTCCCAGAGTTTCACGCCACCAGCTCTGTTAAACTTAGTAAACAGAGGTCGAAAATCATCTATCGTTGGGTCACTCTTCGTGATCTTCCAAGGAGCCATACTCTTTGGCTGCGATGATATACCATGCTGTGTTCGCTTTTCCTTCTCGTTATATAAGAAATACGAGAAAGCGTCCCACACTGGTTCGACTTCGTCTCTAAGTCCCAGACCCGCTGGTCCATTACCAACAGATACATAGGATTCAACTATACGGTCCCAGTTCCAAAGAAGGATTTCCTCTTTGAACCGTTCAATAACCTCCGCGCGACGTTCCATATGCTTATCAGATCGATAATCCTGATCGATCAACCAATCAGATCTCGTCTTCTCGACTTGAGATCTGATACGAAGAATTGATTTTTCTTCTTCGTCATCGTTTTTAAGCATAGAACCGGAACCACCTTTCGAGACTCCAGTACACCATCCGATATTCAAGTAAGGAACTTTTTGAATGTCAGAAAGACCACTCTTATTATTGGTCGTACTGAAATAAGTCGAATTGATCATTGCGAATTCGGAAGATACGTAATTCTTCCCAACAGACTTTTCAAACCCTACCCTTCGGATAAGGCCCTCCCACGTTCGGAGAAGACTCTTGTTTGTTTTAAACATGATATCATCTCCATTAACTAAAACGGGGAGTTCCGCAATCTTGTACCTTTGTCCAGTTTCGGCTTCCAAAGAAGCTCGGTAAACTGCCAAATTGATGATACAGAGGATTGGGAATGAAAAGACGCAACCCATCAATTGACCATTGGTCATCTTAAAAGGTTCTGGAACATCATCTAACTTAATAGAACTGAAGTCTATAGTCGTATCTTGTAAACCTCTAGTGAGAACCGCCCTCGTCATAGGATCATTCGATAAAGAATCGATGACCGCACGAGTAGCGTCCGAATTCAAATTATCAGTAGCCGCAGAGTAATCTCCACTGACCCAATATTTGAATTTCCCACCTAGAGTAAACAATGATCGTCTTTCTAGTTCTCGCAAATCTTCCGATTGGACAGATTTGCCGGTTAAGGAGAATTGGTCGAATCTCTGAAGTCCTTTCCATAGGATCTTCTGAAGATTTCCAAATACTCCGTTAGATAAGATGTCTCCTGCAGAGATCATGCGCACCTTGAACGGTTCAAAGATCGGCTTCGCCTTAGCAGCGCCGCCTCTTCTACTCGATGTTAACACCGAGAATCTTTGAACTGAGTTATAGACTTCGTCGGGTAACCAATCAGGCCATCTGAGTTCTTTAGCCAGAGCATTGGTTGGGTCCCAATACATACTACACAATTGATCGGGTAATATGAATCGATGTAACGAATTCCCTTGATCTAAGTCACGTATCATATGCAATACGCCACCTTCCGACCTAGTTCTTTCGTAACTCGCGTGGTCCGAAACGCCAATCCATGCCTGCGCATGTTGATAGCTTTCGTACGAAACCCCACGTGGGTAGATCTCTCTCGTTGTTCGACTAACCTCATCTAGAAGACAATTAGGAGTCACGTTGACCTTCGTCAATCGTTTCTTCATTGCTTCCAGATTCTTCTTAAGGTGAAAGGAACCCATTTGTGGCATTCCTTTCTTAACCCCTTGAAGAACGGTATTTCGAAACTCACGATTTTTCATAGAACGCCCAAACAAGCGTGCATGGAAAAATCTTCCGAGAGACCCGAGTATGACGAGTCCATCGTTATGGCGGATCCATTCTGGTCTTTCCGGAAGTTCCAATTGGTTCTCTGCTTTAGCAAACAGATAAGACAATTGGTACTTCAGGTAAGGAATGAACTCCTGTTCCTCTCCGCACATTGGAACATACCATAACGCCGTATCCAGTAACTGAGTGAGGTTTTCTTCATAAGATAAACCAAACATACTGTGAACGGGAGACCAAAGTGTAAGAACTACTTTGGCCGCGGTCGTTAGTGACCCTAACAAGTCACTAACGATCAGGGGGATTGGATCCACATCCAAATCCTGCATCGCGTAGACGCGATGCATGTGACCAGCCAACCAACGAAATGGTAAAGATACTGTCGTCGAGAACTTTGTTCGTATCGAGACATTACCACCTTCGTTGATTCTAGGGGCTGGGGAGATCTCCTGCTCTTTCCCTAAGAGTAGGACGTCTTCTACCAAGCGACGTTTAAGTGCTTCAACAAAACCTGTTAACCTTGTTTCGGTCTTTTTAGATTCGGGCATTGATAGCAAGTGATGTGAGTACAAG